CTAATCCAGTATCTGATAATGTTGTACCAAGTCCAACTCTAATATTATTAGGAGTAGCAGTAATACTACCTCTAGAAATAACCGATATATCTTCTGGAAGAGGAGGATTAAAGAACTGAACTGAACCATCAGCAACAAAGTCTGCTCTATACAACTCAAACTTCAAGTCTTCATACTGACTTGGAGTCCAAACAGAAGCGTTTTGAGATTTGAATAGTGAACCAAGTAATCTTTGTGTAGATACAAGAACCTGTCCTTCTTCTTGTGCAATAGTGCCTACATCAGATTCACCAAGTCTAGAAATCCAAACTCTATAATCAGTAGAGTTAGAGAGAAGAACCAAAGCGTATTCTCTCTGAGCATTCAGATAAACTGGAGATTCAAATTTGAAGTGTGTTTTAACACTGGCATCAGTAGACAGCTCAATAGCTGCCGGATCCATATGTACTTCGGAGTAAGCTAAAATCTTGGTAGTAGGAGTACCCATTTGGGTCTCTCTAATCTGGAATGTAACAGGAACACCAGCTGTATCCTTCTCATGGAAGTAAATATCACAACCTGTAAGGAAGACACCAGTAACATCATCAACCATAAAGGTTTGTGCTAACGGGTCAGTATAACATCCAGTAAGTTCTGTACTACCTCCAACACTAAAGGTAGTCTGTGAGGTTGATTGGTCTCCAATAACTCTTGTTTCACGGAAGTTGTCATTGTGCTCAACCCTTGCATTTCTCAGGGATAGGGTAACTTCCTGTGTATTATCAATATCACCCTGAGAGTGGAAGATTTCCTCACAAGCAGTAGTGACAGTTCCTTCTACGTGACTATCAATAGGACTGCTAGTAAGTCTCAATCTAGATCTACCAGTTTCAAATATAGGGTTAGATGGATCATTACCACCAGGAACTTTATAAGAACCAATCAAAGTTCCAAGTCTATCACATACTAATCTAACATCTTTAACTGTTGCTTGAGCTCCACTACTATTACCTCTCAAAGTCATACCCTTAGCAACATATCCAGCAAACCAAGGTTGATGCTCATTAGCCAAACTAAATGTATCAACATTTAGAATTGAAGAAGTTTCTGAGTAAATAGCAGGAATTGTAAGTTCTCTATTATAAGGATTGCTATCAAATCTATCAATTGGATCATTATAAGGTCCATACTTATGATTAGTAGTAGCTACTCTGAATACAATAGCTGCTTTTGTACCTTCCTCAACCTGTTCAGAAGTTTCAGTAGAAGGCATAATACCTCCAACCCATTCACCAACTTGGAAGGTTCCTTGAACCATCTCAATTTCAACCAACTTGGACATACAGAACTTCTTAACATCTACATTATCAAAGAATGGATATACCTGAGTATAAGGCTTCATTCTAGTGGCAGTAAATTCAATATTCCTACCTCTCATGAAGTAGATTACATTTCTACTTACAATTCTATCTCCAAGAGATTCTGTATCAATCTGCTCATTAACAGTGGTTTGACTACCTTCTCTTGACTGATACAAATCAACACCAACAGTACCAGAAATAGTAACTTCATCTTCACTAGTTGATGTGCTTACATTAAAGTTCTGTGGAAGCTGACCAGCTAGAACTTCATGTGCGTGAGCGTTATACCAACCCTCATTACCCATACCAACTGCCCAAGCATCAGCTAGAGTACCTTGGCGACTTCCAGCTGTAACACTGGATGCACCACTACTACTTAAGTCAAACTGAACATCTACTACATCAGTCTGCCAAGCCTTCCAAATAATAGGACTTAAACCAGATCTTGATCCATCAGCATGAGTAGTAATCTCAGCTCTCATTGCTTCAGCAACACCCACAAATGAACCTTCTTGAAGGACATCTCTGAGTTCCATTCTATTGACATCAATCCAGACATCAACAGTAGGTTCAAACTTAAGTGAACCTTCCCAGAATCTAACAAGGAAAGGAGTTACACTTTCAGATCTTGTAGCAAATGGCTGTTCTAACCAAGATTGCTCTGTATAATCAAGAGTTACAACTTGACTAGATCTCTTAACATTAGTTCCTAAGACATCAGCGTATCTAGAATCTTGATTGGCTGCATTTGTAGTGCCAATTCCAGTAATACTAGTATTTCCAATTTCAAGATTAAGAGCAGTAGTATAATGAGATGGTCTCATTATCCTCTTAACTTTATCAATACTATTTCTAAATCCAACAGCACAATCTTGGGGTTTTGTTGAAGAGAAATTATCAACATAGATACCAGACTTGAATCTATTGAATCCATTAGCATCAGCAATGAATAGATTCATTGTTGAAGTTTCAAGTTGATTCAAAGAAGTATAATATTCCAGATTCTTAATTCTTTGCTCCAATCTAGAAATATCACTCATCTGATATCTCTTATGATCTATAAATGTTACTACTGCTTGATGAGCACTATACAAATAAGCTGGTAAGTATATATTAGCAATATTCAATGCAGATGATACTTCATTTGGTGGAGTAGGAATATCATCAGCAGCACCTTCTTTAACACTGAAGATGCCATCTCTATCCAAATAAACTCTATCAATTCTTCCTAGATAATAACTAAATCCAATAGAAATAGATTCATCAGAAGCAATTACATATTTGGAACTATGTTGTCCACCATCAAAATTTCTTCCATCAAATTCAAATGGTGATCTAGTTCCTTCAGATGGTGTATAATTCGAAACCCTTGGTCTAGCGTCAAATAAATCAGTATTCCTATAACCATTAATGGCAGGAATTTCACTACCAAATGAGAAGTTGTCATAAGAATTAGCTACAGTAACATCTCCAATATCAGAATCATCATAATAAGCATTTAGATAATAAACAATAAGCTTTCTAGATGCTTTAGGAGAATTTACTTTTCTAATAATTCTTGCGTAATCATAAATGGAGTTCTTTTGTCCACTATTAAATGTATACTCTTTAGTAACATTAGAACTTCCTACTTGTATATTAGCAGCAAGAGCACTTACTCCAGACTGTGAAAATGTAATAACTTCTCCATTCTCAAATACTGTATCATTCTTATAAATGAAGTTAATAGAAGTATCACTCCTCCTAATAATATAGAGTGCGGATGCACCACTTACAGTACCTATAACTTCCTCACCAATAATGAGATCGTTAGTAGTTCCTGTAGGACCATCTGCTGAAGCAATAGTTAAAGAAGGAGATACTGGATCATCAGTATTCTTAGATTCAAAAATACCATATAACATAACGATATCTGGTTTATTCAAACAAATGACAGGATCTTCAACTCTAGTACCAAATGCATAATTGCCATAAACCAGACCATTATTAAGAGTAGTTCCTCCAATACCAGCTCCTTGTATAGTTGACTTATTAAGAATAACTGAATTAATAATAGGATTAATCTTTGTCTTAGCTGTAAGTTGACTCTTCCGTAGAGTAGCAATCAAAATACAAGCACCATCATCAGCTCCAAGTCCATCAATAGTTACCTGAGTGGAACCAGTTGAAAATGTAAACTTGTCAGAAGAAAGAGATTCTGTAGAGCCATCTGATCTAACAAGAGTATATCTTTCCTCATCAAATGGTAAAAATACTTCATTATTACCTGCTGTTACAGTTGCCGTAGCGCCATCAGCAATAGCGGTATCAAACTGTCTTCTAATTGTAATAGTAGCACCATCTAGTACTACATTAGAAACATTTCTCTTAGGGAAGACACTAAACAAATTATCATTGCTAGCTGGATTACCACTAGTACGATTATCCTGCAATCTAGATTCAATTACAGAAAGATCAGTAACTTCTGTAGTAACTGATGGAAGTCCACCATTACAGAATCCTGTGACAGTAGCAACTCCAGAAATAACAATAGAGTTTGTATTAACCGTATCTACTTTAGCAAAGCTTAAAAAAGTCTCTCCAGGAACAGCATATTGGATCAGATTGCCTGTGGTAACAATACCAGGCCAAGTAGTGGTTGGAGTAGTAACTGTAGAAATACCACCAGAATGAGGAGTAATACTACAAATACCTACTTCTGTCTTAACTGAAGGAATTAAATCTCCTGTGAATGTCTTAGCAGTCCCTACAATACCATAAACTGATTTAATATCAGAGATTTCCCAATTCTTAATATCAGTAGTAGTTCTAGCATCATTAAAAGTTCCATTGAACTTCAGTCTCTCACCAATATAGAAATCACCACTTATGTCATAACAAGTAAATGCAGTTCCAGCTTGTACACTATTTCTCAAATATCCAGTAGCACCACTTGATTGTCCCTGAACAAATACAGGAGTATTCAAAGTAACTGCTTCATTAACAGTAAAATCTGTATATGTCTGAAGATCAAATAGTGAAAGATCCCACTGATTAAGTTGTGGAGTAGAAGTATTATAAGAACCAGATTCTAATGCATAATCCCAAATTCTAGCAACACCAATTTCTTTTCCTGGCTCATTCTTCTGAGTAACTCCTACTCTTTCATCTCTCAAACTAAGAGTATTAGTTGTATTGAATCCAATGGTAGCAGAGCCATAGTTATTATTGACAGTTACAGTAGGACCAAATCCAAAATTAACTGCCTGAGTATTAATATCTCTTGTAGTCCTAGGCTTTTGGATATCTAAGAAAGTAGGACCCCTTACATCAACCTCATATCCTCTAATATATGCCTTACCTGGGCCAATCTTATAGATACACAAATCATCACTTGGTCTTCCACCATTCCAAGTCGTTTGATTGACATTATAGATTCCTCTATTACCATAACCATTATTCAAACTTTCTCTTACAGTAGTTACAAATTCCCTAATGTAATAGTGACCAGATTCATCAAAGGTTCTTCTTGCTAACTCATTACCTAAAATATTATAATCTACCTTATCATTAATCTCTCTAAGAATACCATTTCTAACCTCTGCTAACTGAACAAAGTTCTGATCATTAAAATCATCAACTTCTTTCTTAGATAAAGTAGCTTTAATCTGGAATCTGTCAGCTCCAGGCGCAGTATAGTTATTAAATCCCTGAGCATTATCCGTCAGGCTAGGATCAATATCAGAGGAGATTATATCCTCACTAACATTTAATCCAATTCTATAACTTGGTCTATTACTATACTGATCAAGAATTAGAATTTCATCAAAGACGTCAACAAAATATCCCCTTAAGAAATAAACACCTTGACTTAGTGCAAATGCACATCCTATTTTGGGTGCATCATTAGTGAAAGTCTTTGCAAATCCTTCTCCAGCAGCAATGAAAGTAGTAGTGAAATTAATAGGCCCTTCAGTCAATAAGACTTCATTATTTTGGAAAGTTTGAGTTGCTAAGTCAGTAGTAGCAGATTGGAAATAATCAACATATAGTGTCCAAGCTCCCTCATCAGACTCTTTAGCCGTAACATACTTTACGACCTGTGCGGTAACCCCAGAAGTTTCTCCTACAATTCTCTTACCAACTAATTGGTCCAGATATAAAGAAACTGGAATACCAAGGAATTCGGGATCAATTTTAATAGCATGAAACTCCCACAAATAAGAAAGGTTACCAGGAATGACCTTAGCACCTTCCTTAAATAGATGATTTCCCATATCTTCAACTTGATTCTGTAAAACAGATTGAAGATTATTTAATTCCCTAGCTTGAACGGGATATCCGGGTTTAAATAAGACCTTGTAATAATTACTCTGCTGATCGAAATCGTCAAAGTATGGGGCAACATTAAGATTAGTTTCCTGTGGCATGATTTCTTAGAACTGCAAGATAATTTTTACATCTTCTTTTTGCGACGAAGACCTTGTAACAGAGGGTCTATTATCAACATATACTATATTTCCTGAATACTTCTCAACTTCAGGTTCAGCTACTCCACTGACAAAATTTTGCCCAAGGTAGTATGTCCTACTATTTAGAACTGTCGACACACCTTGGAATGAAGTATCAATTCCTAAAGTAATATCGCCACCAACAATATTAAAGTTACCACCGCCATCATAAAGATCGGCTGTGAATTTATTCATTTCAAAACCATACTGAGGAGTAGAGTTTTGAGTACCATTAAAATTAAATCCAGAGTTAGTGCGATCTTGCCAAATTTTTAAAACACCTGTAACTTGATCATAAGACACAACTCTTCCAATAGCTGTAGAACCTAATCCAACAGTTTGAGTAATAAAAGAGTCTGGTGTGAATATAGCAGAACTATATCCAGTTCCTGTAAGCCTTAAAGCATAAACAGCACTTGCTTTATCTAAAGCCAGTTTAGTAGTGGAATTAATAGATAATGGATCTTCAATCATTCCAACTCTTGAGAATTGGTTACCAGTAATAAAATCTGGATTATCAGTATCATTCTCAAATCTAGCATAAGTTAAAACATTGAATGCACCCAACTCATCATAAACATCTGATCCATGACCTCCAGAGGGAGGAATAATAACATTGAATTCAGGAAGAGTAGAACCTGTTGGAACACCACCAGCTTCTAGATCTAGAGTACCAAATGTATACTTTTCACCACCTTTAGATACTGTAACAGATTCAACTTTAGAGTCATTATTGATAACAACAGTAGCTTCTCCACTATTACCATCCCCTAAAATGGGGACCTTTGTATAAGTCCTATTAGCAGTCCCTAATCCAACTCCTCTATTTGTGATTGTGACAATTTTTAACTGTCCACTAACAGCTGCGTTATTTCTAACTGCTGAATTATCAGTACCAGTACTCCAATCAGTGGGGACAGGAATATAGTTTGTAGAATCAAACTTAATAGCTTGACTTGGTTTAATAGTATAAAGATACTTCCAAATATATCCATCACCACTACTTCCAGCTTCCCTAGGCTCTAAATCAGTGAAGGTTGGTTCATCCAATGAAGGACCACCTTGGAAGTTGTTTTCAGGTTTAGCGTTATTATAGAGACAAACATAAACTCTATAATCACTATTCATCACATAATAATCAGCGGCGTAGATATCAAAAGCACCTGATGGTTGAGATGGATTATCTCTACTAATATCATTCTTCCACATATCATATGTGATACCAGCTATCCAAGTAGTTTTTCTAACCACTTGACTACAATCACTAGAGTTAATCTTCTTTAACGCTAACATAGTATCCCAATAATCACTAGACTGATTGAGATTATCTTTAGGTGCAGGTGGATCAGTATCCCAGTCAGTTTGATAACTAGCTGAATCAGGCAATCCAATGAATACGTAGTAAGAATTAGAGCTAGACTGAACTCCTGATACAAAATTCTTCGCATTCAAGATACGTAATTGATCTGTAATTATAGCCGCCATTTTAATGGAATTTTTAGTTATTTATTAGACTACGTAGTCCTTATACTTAAGAGGATTAAATCTGGTAACTAAACCAGAAGTAGAAATACCAACATATCCATCACTACCATAGAAATTAAATGGTCTTTCTTTAGTTCTACCAGCGAAATTAATCTTACCCCAGCTAAATTCTCCAAGATAAGGAGCTGTGGTATAAGCTATTCCTGTACCAACAGTATCAACATTAACAAAGATTCTTCTTACTTC